TTATGATTACTGCTCATGATTTTATGAAATCCAGAACAGATGCTGAAGAAAAAGCGTCTATTGAAGAATATACTAAAATTGCTAGTGATTATATAAGTAAAATGCTTGAGATCAGTCCATCAGATCTAAAAAATACTGATATTGTAGAGGAAGAATTTGAAGGTTAATATTTAAATAGATAGTAATGCCTACTTTGATTGTCGATGGCGATAATTTGCTTACCATTGGGTTTTATGGTGTAAAAAATTATTTTTATAAAGGAGAGCATATTGGTGGAATATTTCATTTTTTAAATACGCTTAGATTATCATTTGAAACATATCATTTAGATAAGATTTGTGTATTTTGGGATGGTGAAGATGCATCAAGAACACGACGACGAATTTATAGTCATTATAAAGAAAATAGAACAAGCAGATTTAAGTCAGAAATAGAAGAAGGTTCATATAATTATCAAAGAAGTAGAATAAAACAGTATTTAGAAGAAGTTTATGTTCGTCAAGGTGAATATGAATATTGTGAAACAGATGATTGCATTGCGTATTATACCCAAAATTCACCAAATGAAAAAAAAATTATTTTTTCATCTGATGGTGATTTAACACAGTTAGTTTCAAAAGATACACAATTATATAATCCATCACACAGAAAATTATATAAACCAAAAGATACGTTTGTCTACAATCACGAGGAACTTTTAATTGAAAACATTAAGTTAGCTAAAATGTTATGCGGAG